GCTGATGCGTGTGCCGATTTAAAATGGGTTATTGAGGGTCTTGAACACACACTTCAAATACCACAACAAGAAGTTTGGGATGAAGTGGCTAGAAGTAACCTAAGTAAGATTTCCTCCACAGGAAAAGTTATCAAACGTGAAGATGGAAAAGTATTGAAGCCTGAAGGCTGGACACCACCTAACATTAAAGCAATTATAAAAAGGTAAGAATATGGAATATATGGGTATTAAAATCGATCTTGAAAAAGACAAGTTATTTGATGAATTGGGAATTAAGAGATTAAAAGAATCGTACATGCGTGATGACGAAACATCACCACAACAGAGGTTTGCATATGTATCATCGAGTTTTGGATCTAATAGTGAGCACTCTCAGCGTTTGTATAATTACGCCTCTCGTCATTGGCTTAGTTATTCTACTCCAATTCTTTCTTTTGGTCGTAGTAAGCGTGGCTTACCTATTTCTTGTTTTCTCAACTATGTTGAAGACACTGCGGAGGGGCTAGTTGATAATCTTTCTGAAACTAATTGGCTTTCTATGTTTGGTGGTGGTGTTGGTATCGGCTTCGGGATACGTTCGGCGGATGATAAGTCTACTGGCGTTATGCCGCACCTCAAAATTTACGATGCATCGAGTTTGGCTTATCGCCAAGGCCGCACTCGCCGTGGAAGTTATGCTGCTTACCTTGATATTAGTCATCCTGACCTTATTCCATTTCTAGAGATGCGTAAACCAACGGGTGATCCAAACCTCCGTTGTTTGAACCTACATCATGGTATTAACATCACAGATGACTTTATGCAAATCATCGAAAAGTGTATGGTTGATCCTACTGTAAACGATGATTGGAAACTTGTTGATCCACATTCAGGTGAAGTGCGTGAAGTTGTATCCGCTAAACACCTCTGGCAACAAATTCTTGAACTCCGTATGCACACGGGTGAACCATATATTCACTTCATTGATACGAGTAATCGTGCTATGCCACAATTTTTGAAGGACAAAGGATTAAAGATACACCAATCAAATCTTTGTTCTGAAATTATTCTTCCCACAAATGAAGAACGAACAGCGGTGTGCTGTTTGTCTTCTTTGAATTTGGAGTATTATGATGATTGGAAAGACGACAAACTTTTTCTTCGGGACGTGGCCGAGATGCTCGATAACGTCTTACAGTATTTCATTGATAATGCTCCTGATAGCATATCACGTGCAAGATATAGTGCTAGCCGTGAGCGGAGCATCGGTGTTGGTGCTTTGGGCTTTCACGCATTTCTCCAGAAAAATAACGTTGCATTCGAAGGAGTAATGGCAAAAGTATTGAATAATAAAATTTTCAAACATATTAGAGGTAAATTAGATGAAGCAAATCTTCAACTCGGTTCTGAACGTGGTGAAGCGCCCGATGCCGTGGGCTCTGGCCAGCGTTTCAGTCATCTTATGGCTATTGCTCCAAATGCTTCTTCGTCTATCATCATGGGAAATACTAGCCCTAGTATTGAGCCTTATCGTGCTAACGCATACCGTCAAGATACTCTATCGGGATCTTTTTTAAACAAGAATCGTTGGCTTGATAAAGTAATCAGAGAACACCTATCTTTAGAAGAAGGAATGGATTCTGGAAAATATTCCGATATTTGGTCTTCAATTATTGCTAATGATGGTTCTGTACAACACCTTGATTGGATGGACGAAAACACTAAAGAAGTATTTAAGACTTCAATGGAAATTGACCAACGTTGGGTGATTGAACATGCGGCCGACCGTCAAGTTTATATTGACCAAGCACAATCATTGAATGTTTTCTTCCGTCCAGATTCACACATCAAATATATACATGCTATTCACTTCTTAGCATGGAAGAAAGGTGTGAAAACACTATATTACTGCCGTTCAGAAAAATTGGCAAAGGCTGATAAAGTTTCGAGAAAAATTGAACGTGATGTAATTAAAGAAATTGACATGACTGCAATTGCAGAAGGTAATGACTGTATCGCCTGCGAGGGTTAAATGTCACACATTATAGCAAATTTACCTGCCGTTAAATGTTTCGTTCGTAAAGAGTTTCTTTATGACTTTGAAGAAGGGCATAATGAACTTGTTCCTTGCTGGTGGATAAGTATTAAATCTCTGAGGGGTCAAGCCTTCAGAATCGAATCTTATTTAAACGAATATGGCGCACTTTATGATAAGTTACCAATCAGCGCATACTGTTGGAAGCCTATTGAAGGTGAACCATTACCCTTAGATTATCTACAACTGTGGGACAGTTTAAGTTATGACATTACAGTATTGAAGAAAGCACAACTTCAATCGATGAAATGTAAATTTAAATTGAAAAATGGCAGTTGGATGTATGGTGAATATATGTTTACTGTGGACTCCGCTCATCCAGATTTTAATGTTATAGATACTGGCTTCTCTGAGGATGTTGAAGACCATAAATCATATAATTTTATTAAATGTGATAATGGGCAGTTTGCATGTCAACCCAATAATAGAATGATTGTGTTTGAACCCTCTAGTAATCCCCGTGAGTTGAAATATCCGGATTTTAAAGTATCAACCAAAAGATGGTCTGTTGAAACCGAAGCCAAATGGTCTCTCGGTGATACAGACACTTACATGTACGAAAGAAAAGAAAAATGAAAAAAATAATAACAATAATCCTAGCACTTTGTATCATACCGGCATTTGCTCAAAAAGAAAAATCTGGTGTAATTTATGATGCAGTATTGACAAGAGTAGTTGATGGTGATACAGTAGCATTCCAAGCTAACTGGCTACCTGATCCTTTGAAAAAGGAATTAAGCATTCGTGTTTTTGGTGTTGATACACCTGAAAAGGGTCATCGTGCAAAGTGTCCAAGTGAAGACGCACGTGGACAAGCGGCCACGGCATTCACAAAAGCACAAATCAATGCGGCACAGAAACGTCAAGTTATTTTGATGGATTGGGACAAATATGGTGGTCGTGTATTGGGTGATGTGATCTTAGATGGTAAAAGTTTAAGACAAATGTTAATAACAAATGGTTTCGCACGTGAATACTACGGTGAAGCCAAAACTTCATGGTGCTAATATTATGAAAAGAATTTTGAGATTTACGGCATCTTGGTGTCAACCCTGCAAAGTAATGGCAACGACACTAGAAGAAATCAATGCTGGTGTTCCCATTGAAGTTGTTGATATTGATGTATATTCGGAACTGGCTATGGAATATGGAATTCGTTCAGTGCCAACATTAGTAATGAAAGACAGTAACATAGAAATAAAACGTATGGTCGGATTAAAATCAAAACAACAATTAACGGAGTGGATTAATGATTAAGAAAGTCGCAAAGAGTTTAATGGATGAGAGAAATCATTTCAAACCATTTAACTATCCATGGGCGTATGATGCATGGTTGAAACATGAACAATCTCATTGGCTTCATACAGAAGTTCCAATGTCAGAGGATGTCAAAGATTGGAAACAAAAATTATCGAATGAAGAAAAACAGTTCTTAACACACATTTTCCGTTTTTTCACGCAAGGTGATATTGACGTAGCAGGCGGCTATGTAAGAAATTACTTACCATATTTTCCACAACCAGAAGTGCGTATGATGTTATCTGGTTTTGCGGCACGTGAAGCACTCCATATTGCCGCATACTCACATCTGATTGAAACTCTTGGACTCCCGGAGACAACATATAATCAATTCCTTGACTATCAAGAAATGAGAGACAAACATGATTACGTTATGGATTTGTCTTCACGAAATGGCACCAAAGAATCTACAGCAGAACATATTGCAGTGTTCTCCGCATTCACTGAAGGTATGCAACTATTCAGTTCGTTTATCATGTTGTTGAATTTCCCACGAACCGGTAAGATGAAAGGTATGGGTCAAATCGTTACTTGGTCTATTGTAGATGAAACAATGCACGCCGAAGGAATGATTAAATTATTTCGAACCTACATAGAAGAAAATAAAGAAATTTGGAATGATGAACTGAAAGGTAAAATTTATACGATTGCTGAACGTATGGTTCAGCTTGAAGATAAGTTTATTGACCTAGCATTCTCCATGGGTGCTATGGAAGGTTTGAATTCCGAAGATGTTAAAAAATATATTCGCTACATCACGGATCGCAGACTTATCTCTTTAGGTTTAAAGGGTATTATGAAAGTCAAGAAAAATCCACTACCATGGGTTGAAGAAATGATTAATGCTCCAACACATACAAATTTCTTTGAAAATCGTGCAACAGACTATGCCAAAGGTGCCACTACAGGAAACTGGGGTGATGTTTGGGCTAATTAAGGAGAAAATATGTCAGAAAAAATAGTAAGTTCGGAATGTGAAAATTGTGAATCAAGTTTTGAGATAGCATTTGAAGAAGATTATGTGTCGGATGAAACACCGACATTCTGCCCATTCTGTGGTGAAAGAGTTGAAGTCCTCAGTGAAGAATATATAGAAGATGATGACTTTGATGAGAATGAGGAATGGAAATAAATTGGATTTACAACGATAAAGATTTCACAGAACAAGATATTGGCGACAATTATGGTTTCGTGTACATTATAACGCATTTAACTACGGGCAAAAAATACGTAGGTAAAAAGTTTTTCTACTCAGTTAGAACCAAAATAATTAAAGGTAAAAGGAAGAAACTTAAATCATTTTCCGATTGGCAAACTTATTATGGTTCTAATTCTGAATTACAGAATGATGTTCAAACATACGGAGTGGAATCATTCAAAAGAGAAATACTTCACTTATGTAGAAGCAAAGGTGAATGTAGTTACCTGGAAGCGAAAGAACAATTTGACAGGTGCGTATTAGAATCAACGGATTATTATAACGCATGGATTATGGTAAAAGTTCGAAAGACACACATAAAGGCATTCAATGAGCGAATCATGGCAAACATTAAAGACTGAGCCATTTGATGGTATAAATTTTTATCGGAATGAAGAAGGTGAAATGGAAATAACTTCTTTTCTTTTTAAAAAACCAGGTGAAAAAATAGGTGGTAGTACCTCAGGTGATTTATATGATATCATCATATTTCCAGAAGATCCTCCAAAAATGCCAGAAAAATTTCAGGCAATCTTGATTTCACCTCTTGACTATATTGAAAATATGATAGATAATGGGTTCTTGGGTGTGGTGTCAAAGGTCACTACAACCTCAGCAGAATTTATTGATACCACATTCAATGCACTCTGTGAAAATGCCACAGAATATATGGATTACTATGAAAAGGAAATGAAAGATGTTTGATAAGTATGAATTGAAAGAGATTTTGTTAAATTCGGTCTCTACGGTTGTGTTTACTAAAGTTGACGGAACCGAACGTGAAATGAAATGCACACTTTTACCGGAATATTTACCCGCAAAACCTGTTGTAGAGGGGCAACAACTTTTAACCGAAGGCTTGACAAGAGCAGAGAATCCTAGTACACTAGCAGTATGGGATATGGACAACAACGCATGGCGTTCTTTCCGTACTGACTCTATTAAAGCGGTAATTACACATGAGACACGCATCGGTTAAAGATTTCGAAAAAGCATTATCTGGCGGTGAACCTAACTGGAAAAATGGTGAAACCTCACTGTCAAATGCTTTAAATTGGTATAATTACCACTCAGACTCAAAAGAGAGTAAAAAGTTCACACTTTCTTACCTCAAAGAAATTGGCGTATCTAAAAAAGAAATCGAAGCCTTTGAGAAGGTTTCGGAAGATGACTTTGAAAACTTAGGTTTCGTTTGCCGAATGAAACTCCGTGGTGCACCTCTTACGGAGAAAAACGAACAATGGATTTCCACATTCATTGAAAAATTAAAGACTAAATCACCAACCACAAAACAAGTCGATAATGTAGAGACTAAAGTAGTAGTTTCTATACAAGAGCGTGTCTTAGATAAAACCCGTGAATATATGGGTGAAATCGAAGGTGCTATTGATGATTGTTTTAATGTTCGTGATTTCAAGCAAGTATTCGATCCTTATGACATGATGCGGTCCTTGGATATTAAAGGTGCTCATACAAAACATATTGTGCCTGTATATCAAAAGAAATTGAATGAAATCGAAGAAGCACTTACAGGTAAAGATTCTCAACTTGTTGAAGCATATTCCTTTCTAACAAAGAAAGAATTGAAAGAATATGCTTCTTTGTTAAAACGCATTATTGACGATTGTGCAAAAATTGCACATACTGCCAAACTCACACGTGCGCCTAGAAAAAAGAAGGCTAAACCCGTTGATAAAATAATCGAAAAATTGCAGTATAAAAAGATTGACAATGAATATAAAACCGCTTCTATTAATCCTGTTGATATCATCGGTGCTTCACAGTTGTGGATTTTTAATACCAAAACAAGAAAACTTGGATGCTATAATGCAACAGATTCAGGTGGATTAAATGTCAAAGGTACAACACTCACCAATTTTAATGAGGAATCTTCAATACAGAAAACAATACGTAAACCCGAGATTGTTTTACCAGCAACACTAAAAGCAGGTAAAGTTGCACTTAGAAAAGTTCTTACTGATATCAATGCAGTAGAACAGGCCTTGACAGGTCGAATAAATTCTGATATAATATTACTAAGAGTAATTAAATAAGGTATAAAATGATTCTCATTGATTTGAACCAGGTCTTGCTATCCGGTTTAATGGCGCAAATTGCAAGCCAAAAAAATATCAAACTTGAAGAAGGTTTGGTTCGACACCTAGTTCTGAATATTATCCGTGGACACGTTCGTCAATTTCGCCAAGAATATGGTGAAGTTGTATTGTGTTGCGATAATAAAAAATACTGGCGTAAGGAATTCTTTCCTTTCTATAAAGCTGGTCGTAAAAAAGCACGTGAGAAGTCTGACCTGGACTGGCACTTGATTTTTGACATTCTTGGCAATCTAAAACAAGAATTGAAAGAAAATTTCCCATACAAAGTAATTGATGTTGACGGCGCAGAAGCCGATGACATTATTGGAACACTCACACCATTATATGCTGGTGGTGATAATAAAATCCTCATTCTTTCAAGTGATGGTGACTTCCTTCAACTTCAGATGTATAAGAATGTGAAGCAATACAATCCAGCACAAAAGAAGTTTCTTAAGTGTGATAATGCACTGGCTGATTTAAAAGAAAAGATTATCCGTGGTGATAAGGGTGATGGTATACCAAACGTATTATCTCCTTCTGATTGTTTTGTTCGTGATCTCCGTCAAACACCAATCAATAAGAATAAACTCGAAAAGTTGATGAATGAAAACTATGGTGACTGGGAAGACGAAAATGCACGTATTGGTTTCTCCAGAAATCAAACACTGATTGATTTGCGTCAAATTCCTGCGGATATTAAAAATTCGATAATTGATACATATAATAACACAAAGCCAGCTCCACGTTCCAAGTTGCTTAATTACTTCATGGACAAGAAGCTGAAAAACCTAATGGAAGTAATTGAGGAATTTTAATGAGAAAAAACGTATATGAAGTGTTTGATGAGTTTACAACCGCAAACACTAAACAAGAAAAGATTGAAGTGTTGGCTAAGAATTGGACACCAACTTTAAAATTGGTTTTACAATTAGCATTTCGTCCAGAAATGGAATGGAAACATAATTCATATCCAACGAAGTATAAGAAACCGGATACTAAACCTGGTATTTCTTATGCAACACTTGATACTGAACTTAAACGACTTTATCTATTCCGTAAAGGAAATGAAACCGCCGAGAGTTTAACACCAAAACGTTCCGAAGAACTATTATTGATGTTGCTAGAATCTCTTGAACCACGTGAAGCGGATGTTGTTATTGGTATTTTTAAGAAAGACCTGGGTATTAAAGGATTAACATATAAGTTTATCCGTGATAATATCCCTGATGTATTGTAAACCAACGGAGAAAAAAGAAGTGGGAAAATTTGTTCCTAAGTTTCGTCCTTTCGAGGAAGATTACTCAAATGAATATAACTCTACAAAAGAGTTTAATCGAAATAAGAAACGTAAAAAAGAGGCGGCCGAGTTACGAAGACTCCGCCAACGTCAATATGAAGATGATGATTATGCCTTTGTAGAGAAGCGTTACATTAAGTCGTAAAAAAACAACACACCACTTGACTTTTATCTGAAAAACGAGTATAATACATTTATTCGTTTTGGAGATATATTATGATGTTTTATGTGAGACAAGAAAAGTCCAAACCTAAACTCAAGCCCAAAAAAGAGCGAGAGGACTATGCGGCTTGGCTGGCCAAACACCAGTCACCGACTGTTAAAAAAGTCAAACCAAAGGTTGAGGCCTGGACATACGGTTTCTCTGCTCCTGTGCGAGGAACACAAAATATACCGTCATTAAATGCTTCAATGATGGGTAATGCTACCTTACAACCTAAAAAGGTGTACACAGGTGATAAAATTCTTGGTATTGGCACACTCCACAAGTCCAATGCTGTTCCTGTATTTTCTGTGGAAGAAGCACAAGATATGGCAAAGATGCGGAGATAAAAATGCATATAGTAATAAAGCTACCAAAACCAGTTTGTCGTACTCCTATCAAACCTGCACAAAAACACAGGATTGAGACAAAGTACACCCGTAAACCGAAGCACCGCCAAAAGGAAAATTATGCGTGATGAAAGTGAAGTCCAAGAAATTATGGACATATTCGTATCTTTGAGTGATGATGAAATTCTAGAAGCATTAATGCGGGTAGAAATTTTAGTTGCTGAAAAACAAAATAAAATAGTATCAGAAGGCTCCGAATATGTCCAGTGATACACAAAGACTCGCAAAAGCACTCATTCAAAGTGATCCTGAGCTGGCAAACGACATTTACTTTGCTTTAGACGAGGAATTAGTCGGAAAACGACAACCGTGGCAACAATTAACTGAAATTGTGCATGAATGGGTAAATCCGACAGAAAAAACATTCGGTCCTTTCACAATCGAAGACTCTAATGACGGTTCAGGTGACGCAATTCTCACTTTTCCTGAAAATTTTTGTCATTATTACGGTTGGAAAGAAGGAGATACACTAAATCTCGAAGTTTCCGAATCCGGAACACTAATCGTAACGAAAAAAGAGTGATTTTCTCTACGTTGTGTGAAAAAACAACACACCACTTGACTTTTATCTGAAAAACGAGTATAATACATACTACAAATACACAAGGAAACACATGCTAGTTGAATCAAAATCAAATCTCGCACGCCTAATGGCTACGGAAAATCTTGTTGTTGAACAGCGTGTCGTTCATACAGCATCTTTTGACATTAAAAATCGAATTTTGACCGTTCCTGTTCTGAACGGCAATCTTTCCAATGAAGTTATTGACCTCCTGCTTGGTCACGAAGTTGGACATGCACTCGAAACACCTGAACAAGGTTGGCACGACTCTATTGTTGACCTAAAAGTAAATCGTTCCATTCTCAATGTGTGTGAAGATGTACGCATTGAAAAGAAAATCAAACGTAAATTCCCAGGTATTAAAATCTCCTTTGTCAAGGGTTATCGTGAAAAATTGAAATTGTAGAAATTTCTGAAGACGGTGCCGAAGAAATGATCGGTGAAACCATCGAATCTATGGATTTCGATAGTGGTGAAAAAACCGAAGGTGAAGCCGAAAAGGAAAATCAAACCAAAGAAAGTGTGGAATCGAATCCTGCCGATGAAGTTCCGAAGGGTGAGGGTGGAACCGGAGATAAAAAACAGAAATCGAATGAGATATCAAAAGAAACCGGAACATCGTCTGCTGGTACAGATGAAGGTGAAATTGAATCCGAAACTGATAACGCTTTCCGTGAAAAAGAGAAAGAACTTTATCAAAACAAAAATCAAAAAGGTTCAATCTATTCCAACGTTCCAGAAGTTATTCTCGAAAACATTATCGTTGATTATAAAACACTCATCCAAGACATTGAAACTCACAATAATGACAGTTTCAAAAAAGAATGGTTTTATCCAGAAAAAATGCGGCAGAATTACAACAAATTCCGTACAGAATCTAACAAGGTAGTTTCTTATCTTGTAAAAGAATTTGAAATGCGGAAAAATGCTGAACAACAAAGCCGTGCAAAGATTTCAAAGACTGGTGAATTGAACCTTTCGAAAATTCATGAGTACAAATTCACTGATGATATTTTCGCACGAATGACTAAAGTGCCTAACGGTAAATCTCATGGTCTTGTTTTGTTTGTTGACTGGTCTGGTTCTATGGTCGACCACATTAATCCTACCGTTAAACAATTACTGAACCTTGTGATGTTCTGCAAGAAAGTGAACATTCCATTTGAGGTATATGCATTCTCTACGAATGTTCCTTTAGCTGTTTCGAAAATGAAAAAACCACCCGAAGTCCAAAAGACTAAAATTGGTGATTTGGGAATTAACCAATTTTCACTTTTGAATATTCTGTCACATAAAATGAATGCGAATGATTTCAGTAAAATGGCATCATACCTTCTTGATTATGGTACGGGTCGCCGTGGTTCTTGCTCAAAAATGGAACCACCTCACATAATGGAACTCTCCGGAACTCCTTTGAATGAGGCTGTTATTTCTGCATTTAAAATTATTCCAAAATTCAAATTTGAGAACAAACTGCAAATTGTGAACACAGTGTTTCTAACAGACGGTGAAGGTTCAGGTCTACGTGGCCAAATATTTGATGAACAGGGTTGGACTATTCCGGTCAATTCTAATTACAAACTTAGAAGTTTCTTCCGTGATCCGGTGACAAAAGCATCCGTTGAATTGTTTGAGGGTGCATATGGTTATGCTTCAAATTCCGCCACACAGACAACAGCACTTTTGACACTGCTAAAACAGAGAACTGGATCAAACGTAATTGGTTTCTATATTGCAAAAGTCCGTGATGTTCGTCATGCACTTATGATCTATTCACCAAAAAGTGAAGAAAGTAAAATTGATAAACGTGTGTTAGATTTTCGGAAAGACAACTTCACTTATCTAAATAATGTTGGATACGATGAATATTACTTCCTCCGTTCTGATACACTCGATACAGACGAGGACGGCTCTTTCGAAGTTTCTTCAACAACAACACGTGGTCTGGTATCTGCTTTCTCGAAGTATACTGGTAACCGTGTTTCAAATCGTATTGTGTTGAATCGCTTCATTAATTTGGTTGCTTAATAATGATTAATATTTTAAACGATGTTCTCTCGCAGGAGTTTATTGACCGGTTGTTGGCATGGAATGAAGAAACAAAGGCTGGTGATGTTTGGGCTTCAAACCAGACAAAATGGGTTGATGTTCTGAAATATGCTACATCCGGTACAATACTCTCTAGGGCACTCTCTGATGAATGGAAGATTCCAATTTACTATGAGTTAGTTAATCGGGGTAAACTTGATTACCTTCCACATTCTTCTGCGGCAATTCTTTACATGGGATATCAAACATCCTGTGTGAATTGGCATCCGGACTATCCAGATTATGATGCAATGTCAATTTATCTCAATAAAGAATGGGATTCAAATTTCGGTGGTTGGTTTGCATGGACTGAGGAGAAAAAGGGTATAGACGAGTATGGCTTCAATCCAAAGCAGGGAAGTTTCTATTCACCACAGTACAATACAGCAATACATTCAACAGAGAGAGAATGGCACTGCACAACGCCGATTGCAACTTCTGCGCCGCCGAGGATTTCAATTCAGCTTTTCTTCTCCAAAAAACAATGACGGAACCAAAAACACAGTTTAAAGCGGCTCTCATAAAGTACAGACACAAAGGATCGGAAGATAACGTCTGGTTCTGGATTAATCCAGACTCAGGCGCTTCCCTCTCTCCGAAGTTTAGAACGCAAGAAGAAGCCGAAGATTGGTTTGATGCTGTTGTAGTTGCACACACGGAAACATATAACTTACTAGAAAGGATCAAAGACGGTAAGTTCCATATCATTAAAGGTAGGATTGATGTTGGCGACCTCATATCTTCCAAAAAATTAGAATGGATTATAGAATGAAACTACTACCCTTTATTGCTTTGTTTGGTATTGCCGTAGGTGTAATTGTATTTGGACCGTTTATTACAATTTGGTCACTCAACACACTTTTTACACTTTCCATTGAATATACCCTCGAAACGTGGTGTGCAGTCGTATGGCTCTTAACAATCACATTCGGTAATGTGGTAACAACAATACAAAAGAAAAAATGATTAATCAAAAAATAATTGACATAAACAATGAAGCGAAAAAATATCTAAAAGAAAATGAGATATATACTTCTGACCAAGTTGAGTATGGATTCACAAAAAAGATAATTGAATTGACAATGAGAGAAGTTATGGAGGCCGTTGAACGGGCTGACTTGCGTGAACGAACAATTACAACTTTTGACGATGGTATGATGAAATTCTGTAAATCACAAGTCAAAAAAGAATTGAATAAAATTATTAATATATTATAGGAATTTAATTATGGAACACTATTTTTGGGGCCTTGAAGGATGGTTTGACCCACCACAAATGGAAATTTATACAGAGATGGTAAAAAGTGTCAAAGATGAAGCACACTTTGTGGAAATTGGTGCTTGGAAAGGAAAATCAACATCCTACATGGCAGTTGAAATTATTAATTCCGGTAAAAAAATTAAATTTGATGTTGTAGATACGTTCGGTGGTTCCATTGAACATCAAAATTTACCTTGCATTGTAAATGGTACATTATATCAGGAATATTTAGATAATATCGAACCTGTAAAAAATGTTGTAAATACTATAGTTGGTGATAGTGTAAAGATAGCGGAAATGTATGTTGATGATTCACTCGATTTCGTTTTTATCGATGGTGACCATACCTTCACCGGCGTTACAAATGATATTGTTGCGTGGTTTTCGAAGGTGAAACCAGGTGGTTATCTTTGTGGTAATGATATTTTTCAAATAGGTTTCAATGAAATACACATAGCAGTTTCGAGGCTTTTAGGTGATGTAAAAGTTTTTTCCAATAATTGGATATATAAAAAACCGAATAAAATAGAAAATTTAATAGACATTTCATTTAAAGAAAATGAACTGGGTTTAAATATGAACCCAGTAAACGAAATTGAGTGTGCCTACATCATAACAGTTCCTGGAAATAAAACTTCAGAAGAAAAGGTGGAACGTTGTATAGAATCTTTGAAACTTGTTGGTATGGAAAATTATAAAATTTTTTTCGGATTTGATGGTACGGATGCGGATAAAAAAAATATAAAAGTTCCGGAAAATTTAAAAAACCAAGATTGGGTTAAATGGATTAAACTTGTTGACCATGAAATGTCTTCAGCGGAAGTGGCTTGTACACTTAGTCATATTGCTCTGTGGGTTCACTGCATGACCATAAATAAACCAATTATTGTGTTGGAACACGACTCAGTTATGTTGAAAAAGTACACACATATACCAAGATTAAATTGTATAGATTATTTAGGTAATGTGACAATTTTGAATGAATTGATGAGAAACATAGAAGCACAAAAATTCGAAGACGTTATACAATTCCTAAAAGAGAATCAAAACCCTGTATATAGAAACTATGCATTATTGAATGCCACTAATGAAAACTATTTTTTCATGATGGGACAACATGCTTATTCTATCGATCCATTTTCTGCAAGAAAAATGTTCATGAAAGTCATGAAAGAAGGTATTACAGCATGTAATGATGCATTAACTGCGGCCCACGAAATAAGCTCAATTTGTTCCGGATTATATGCATCGGTACTTAATGACAGTTTTTATACTTCGACCATAGAACCCGATACGATAGCACTTAGTGATTATATTTCCGGAAAATATTCTCCAAGAAAGGTTCCATTTAAAATTCCTGGTGTTTCAAGAAATATAACAACTACCTTTAACGAGAAGGATCTTAAATTAAAAAAAATTGAAGTTTATGAAAAGTCTGAACTATTCCCAAATTTGAAAGAAACCGAATGATAAATGTTGAAGCACTTCTCAGAAACCCCAAAAACATGTTAGCCATCAATAGACATAAAGTTGCGGTTAGCGGTTTAAACTTTGAAACGGATTTTAATGATGAGATAGATAAAGTTTTAATTATCCCTGGACCATTTTCACAAAGAGCATATGAAAGTTCAATTTCAGTTGGAATGAATCCTGTAATTTTAGACTCTTTTTATTATCCTGATAGGGTTGTATATAAAGAACTTGCGGACTATTATTCAAAAACATTTTCTCGAATTGAAAAACCTAAAAGTTTAGAGAATCAAGATTGGCCGAATCACATAAAACTTTATTCTTCAACTTTAACTTATTATGATATTTGTAGAACATTGAATCATATGATAGCTTGGTCGTATTCGGTTACAAATAATGAACCGGTTGTAATTTTAGAAAACGACTCTATATTATATGAAAAACACACTCACAATCAAGTGAGGACCAATTCAATCACTATGTTGGGTGACATTAAACTTTATCGTCATAATACAAATTGGATTTGTGGTTCGGGTGTTTACGCATATTCAATAGACACCTTTGCCGCTAAAAATTTATTCAATAAAGTTATGACTGAAGGAATAATTAATCCCCTTGAACTCATGTTTAGAATAGATGAGTTCAACGTTGTTATTCAAAAAAAGGCTTGTAGATTTCAAGCATTAGCTTCCAAGGAAGAAATTCTACTTTCAAGTTGAGACATTCTTTCTTCCATAGTGTTCGCAAAGTCTGAAAGTTGTTTTACGGCTGAAACGAGTGGTGCGATAAGAAAGGAACTATCAACACCCTGATATTCGGGTTGGACGAGTTCAACATCTTCAACCCAAAGTAAATCTTGGTGTCGGTATTCTTCAACTTTGTCTTGATCCGGTTCTTCAACAATTACATCGGCCGTTTTTTCAACTTCGACACCATCTTCTTCTTCAAGCCAACGTTCTACTTTAAATTGACCCTCAAATTCACCCGCAGTATATCTAAGTTTACCTCGTTTTAATACACCGTCTTTTTTTCCGTTAACTATACCTAATGCAGGAGCATTAGGTAGGTCTTCTTGTAATTCATGTGCAATAAAACCAATACCAGGTTCATTTCCGTTTTTCCATTCCCATGATCTGGGTCTCAATGCACCAATAATATCTAAACCGTTTTCTATGGGCGTCACATTTTTTTTCAGTCTATAGTCAGACGATGTGTTATATGCCGTAGTCGAACCGGTTGGACTTGATATTGATCCCACATGGGTGCTTCCAGTTATGAACGAGGTAAAGTATCTTGTGGAGCCTGGTGCACCAGGTACAGAGAGTGTCAACAAGCCGGATGACGCTGATGGTGCAGCGTTTGCAGAACGCATTTGAACACCAGCTGGTCCGTCCGTCTGCATATTTATGAAACTTCGGGTTGCAATAAGATTAATAGTCTTATTTCCCGGAGCAGGTATATCAACGGTGTTAATTGTAAAACCAGATGAAGGAGCATGACCAATTGCTATTACTGGCACTGAGTTTCCGGTTATGACTGGTTGATAATTGACCGTGCTGGGGTTGTAATCAACGAATGATGTTAATGCTCCTGGCTCAGTATTGCCCGCAACTTGGGATGCAAAAAATAAATAAAATCCCTGACGACCAGGACTAGCAACGATCTGTGGTGCTGTGGCACCTGAATGGCCTCCACGCATTTCGAAAACCGGAATATTATAAGTATTTGTAACTGGGTTTCCGCTTGTACTACTATTTGGTATTCCCGCAAACATTCTCATGGTACTGAAGTAACCCGCCGTCGATGAATCTATAGACGGGCTTGCACCTGAAACTCGTAGATATGAGTCTATGCCATTCCTTTGAAACACGGGAGCTAGGGTATAAGGTGAAGATGCAGTTGTACCAGTCACGAAAGACGAGTCTATAAAAATTTGAGTATTTGTTACTTGCTGTGTCATTGTATTCATGACCCTTTCAAAAAATGGTAAACATTTACAAGTTGGTACATCAATATTGTAGTATACTATTGACATGTATCACATATTTATATATAATGAATAACACACTTTTTAGGATACAGATAGATGAAAAAAAACTTTTTAACGGACTTTATTGCCGTCTTCCGTGGTGCAATACCAATTGATATCTGTGAAAAAATTATCGAAAAAGGTATTCAAACTGAGGAATGGGAACCACATGTTTGGACGCAATATAATAACGAAAATGACTCTTTAGTTTTTTCATCAAGAGATAAAGAACTTTTAGTTAAAGGTATCGATGATGAAACTGAAAAACCCTTAAATGTACATATTGAAGACTGCCTAGTAACATACAAAGAAACACTAGACAGAGTAGGTATAGCATTGTCAGTGAATAATTTCAGCAAAGCAAGAATCAATAGATATATTGAGGGTACTAATATGCAAAAGCACCATGATAATATTGCTTCGTTGTTCGAAAAAGGTCTAGGTTCACCTACACTATCTATAGTAGGTGTACTGAATAATAATTATAAAGGAGGTGATTTCATTATGTTCGATACTATGAAAATAGATTTAAAAGCTGGTGATATTATGGTATTTCCATCTTCTTTTCTTTATCCACATGAAGTTACAACTGTGACGGAAGGGGAACGTTGGTCTTTGGTTTCTTGGGCATTTTAAAAAAATATGAAAAAAATAGATTATACGACACATGCTTTATTTCCAGTACCTTTATGCACATTTACATATAAAAGAGATGAGGATCTGGAAAAATTCTTAAGAGAACAAAAAACGTCAGTAAGGTTTAACACACCCGAAGGCTATAATGACGCAAAAAATTTCGGATTGGTTTCGGAAAATATACAAATTTTGAGAACAAAAAAATGTCAAGATTTGAGGGATTTTATATTACAGGGTGCGACACACATGGCAAAAAATGTGTTGGGTTTCGATATCAAAGAGATGGTTGATGTTTTATCCTGGGTGAGCATAAAGAGACCCAATGATGCACATACACCACATGTACATCCAAATTCAATAATATCTGGTGTCTATTATTTTGATTCCAATGTTGAAACTACACCCATAAGATTTTCAGACTCGAAACATGTTATAAGCGGAGCATATGAAATGAGAATACCTAAAATGCAATCATCGTTATATGATGACGCAAAGAATATGTTTTCAAGTGAACAGATTACCGTTACTCCATCTTGTGGTACAATTTTAATGTTTCCTTCATATTTGAAACATTCGGTCGTAGAAAACAAAAAACTTTTTGAGATTCCAATAAATAAAGTGGTATAAACCCTTTAAGAAAGAGCAACAACATGTCACAAACAGAAATTTCCACATTAACAAACGAATCTGGAACCACAACAGTAAAGGTACTCCAAACCGAAGACAGCCGTTTTATAGTAGACTATCTAGACACATCAGCCGGAGAAGAAGGCTTATTTGTCCAAACAGGTTATTATAACACAGTCGAAGAAGCCAATGCAAAGGCTGGAGAACTTTTAAATGCTACACACATCTCAGGTGAAATGCTTGAAGGATCACCCGAATAATATAGAAAGAATTTGATATGGTAGGGCTAGCCGAATACTTCAAGGCGAATCGGTATACTCCAACGTGGGAAATGGGTGAGAGAGTATTCGGGTACTACAATAGTATACCATTTATCGGTTCAGTAGGAAACGATACTCTCATCTCAGAGGAAGAAGGTCCGAGGGTCTCAATACATTTAGACTTGCCAATTGATGGAAAATATGTTATAATAGTGAAACCCACTGCACTAAAGCGCCTAAAAGCATATTGATATCATGGACAACATCCTACAGCGTTTTCTCACCATTTCAGTGTACGAACTGAACCTATTCAGCTTTATTCTTGGAATGGTATACACGCTATGGAATATTCGATGGGGTAACCAAGCAAAACTCTGGATGCACGTAGTAATCTATACGGTATTCGTGGCACTCTATTACTTTGCAAAGAGTAGCGGTTACTTATGAAA